TTTATTTAGTAGTTTTTGAAAATAATATAATCTTATTTTTTTATAATAGTATAATATGTTTCAATTAAATCCGGCTCCATTAGATTCTGAAAATAATAATTTATCAGAATCTAAATTATATAAAAAATCTAATAATAAAACTGTTAAAAATAAAAAAACTGTAGAATTTGATGAATCTAACATAACAAATACTAAAAACAACGAAATATTAAAAAATAAGATTACCAGTTTAGGAAATTTAATGTCAAAAATTCACGAGAATAATGATGAAGAAGACGATAACTTAAATACAAATTATCAATCTAATACAATAGATGAGTCACTAAGCACATCTTTTACAGATAACTTGAATGAACAATTGGCCAAAATACAAAAAATGAGAGAGGTCGGAAATAATATACCACATAACAATTTTTTCAATAATGAATTACAAGGTAATACTAATAATACTAATAATACTAATAATACTAATAATACTAATAGTGTTTCTAATTTAGAAAATTTAAATGTATTAAATAGTTCCTTTTTATCTAAAAATAATTTATCTAATTACAGTGATAGTTATAAATTAAGTTACGATACATCATCACATAATAGTAATACACACAATTACGATAATAATAAACTATTAACAAAACTAGACTATATAGTACATTTATTAGAAGAACAACATAATGAAAAAACAAATTATATTACAGAAGAATTAGTGTTATATTTATTTTTGGGAATATTTATATTATTTGTATTAGATTCATTTGCTAGAGCAAGTAAATATGTTCGATAATTTATGTTATTTTCTTAAAAACAAATAAATATTCATCGCTATGACCAACAATATCTAACGGTTTCTTATCTTTAATAATGAACCCTTTTACTTTAGCAAGTTTTAATATTTCATCAATATTAGGTATGTATAAATTTATTAAATTTTTACGAATATTATGAGTATCAAAATTTTCAAATTTTTCTTGATAACATGAATATGGTTCATTAAAATAATCAATAGCATCTGTTTTTGTGTGACTATTTAAAACTTCATATTCGCATGTATATTCTAAATTAGAACTGAATTTTATAATATTTTTAGTAATGGCATTATTATGGTTTTCTGGATTATATAAAATTGTATCATCTTTAGGAAGAATAAAAGGTTTAAATTTGTCTCTAGTTAATAAATGTATTATTAATATACCACCCGGGGCTAATAATAATGCACAATTTTCAAAAAACTGTTCCTTATCTTTAATAATGTAAAAAGTTTTATTTAAACATAAAATATGTGTAAATGAATTATAATCAAACAAATTATTTTTGAGTATATCTCCTGTAATAAATTCGCAATTATTGTATTTTGATTGTGCTGTTTCTATCATATATTTTGATTTATCTAATCCAACGACATCATAGTTCATTTTGTTTAACATATGAACATGATACCCGGTTCCACAACCAATATCTAAAAATTTAACAAATTTTTTATTTTTGGCATAACTTACAACAATTTTTAATTGTTCTACATCTCGTTCTTTATTTTCATAAATTTTATCATAGTATTTAGAGTAAAAAGCATCATATATAGCATCATCAAATTTACTATCAAATCTTTTACCAGATGTCATATCCTCATAATACTCATAAATAAGTAATTTTCTATTTACTAAATATAAAAATATTAACACAAGCATAATTAAAAATATTTTATGTAATAATGATAATTTAAGGAAATCTGTTATACTTTTATAAAACATTTTAACTAGTTTCTCTCCAAAATTATTTTCTAATGATTTCATAATTATACTATTATTATGTATTAATATTATATTTTTTATGTAAGTTAAATTAATAATACTATTATTATTGAAAATAATGGATACAAATAATATTAATGATGTTCGTTTATCTTTTAGAAATATAACCTTTTCGAAATTTCAAAAATCCAAAGCTCGTTTAGAACTAATTAAAAATATGTATGATGAAAAAATTGAAAACGCATGCTATTGGAGCGCCGAATTTATATGTGCCGGTCATTATTTAGATTTATGGGATATAATATTATATTATTCATATAAATATATACATAATGGTAATCCTAAATTAACATTATATTTAAATATGCGTTATACCAATTTTATAACTATTTTGCAAAATGGTTATAGTCAAAATATATTAGCCTTAAGAAATAATGAAAAAGTACGGAAGTTATTTTGTGAAATAATATGTGTATTATGTTATTCTAATAAGAAGAATGTAATAAGTGATGTAAAATTGGATAAAAATAATTCCTTTGATTTGACTTGTATGAGTGAAAAATTTAAAGCACCTAACGTGTCATATATAGAATATATTTTGAAAGAAGATGACCCCAAAGAGTTAATTATACCAATAAATGAACTTATATTTAATTTAATAAATAAAAATATAATAAATGTGTATTATTGGTACGAATGGATTATAGAATACGAAAATATTTGTGTTAAAAAAAAGAAGAAATGTGTATGTGAAAATAGGAATTATGCTCCATCTGGAAATACACACGACATAATATGGATAATCTGGGATATATTATTTTATTATAGTGATCCCAATATTTTAGATAAAAAATATAATATAATAATTGGTGATAGTAATAGTAATAATAGTACTAATAGTACTAATAGTACTAATAATAATAACTTAACATGTAAAATAATAAAAAATTTATTTGAATTATTTATTATTAAATACAATAATAGCGTTAAAAAAAAACGAAAATATATAATATATTATGCTTTTGCATTATTAATAGAAAATAATAATTTTGCTATTGCTATTATAAATAGACGCGAAGAAACAGAAGCTATTGTATCAAAAATAAATACAATATATAAAGAAATAAAGAAAAATGAAGAGTCTCCAAAAACAGACTATTTATTTAAAGATTTAAATAAATCTAATTTGGAAAAAACTATGGAAAAAATAGAGTTATTAAATAATTTCTAAGTTTCTTTTGTTATTATTCTTTTTTAATTACATATGTATAAACATGTAAAAAAAAAGCATTTGAACCTACGTCTATTGGTTTTACAGGCTTTATATTTTTAGACTGCTTAACTAAGGATATAATTGTTTTACGACTAATTTTTAAATCTTTATGCATTTTTCGTAAAGATAAATTTTTTCCAATATTTTCTTTTAAATAATTTTCAACTTTATTACCTGTAAAACTTGTAAGCAGCATTACTTTATATTATTAATCAATTAATCTTTAAATTTAATTAATCTTTAAATTTAATTAATATAATTTATTTTATTTTAAACGTAATACTTTATGTCTTTAACTTCTATAGTAAAACATTATTTTATAACCTTTTGTAAAATTATAAAGTTCGGGTTTATAGTTAGGATTTTCTTTAAACTTCCAATTTTTATTAGTATTTATCAGTTTTTTCCAATTAAATCTCTCTAATTTGGATAAACTACTTCCATCAAATTTGTATTCTTGAGAATTTACTGTTAACAAACTTACAAAATGACTATTGGCTTTAGGATCAAAATGATCTTTATTTGTTATAATAATCGAATCTAATACATAATTAATAACTTCTTTTTGGGTAGTTACTATTTTATATGAGGTTTCAAACAATGACTTGCTTTGAAAATCTTCTATAATTATAATATCGGGTATAACATTGATTAAACTTTGAAATTTCTTTTTAATAACTTCTTCAACATTCGATTTACTTGTAAAAACTTGCTTCATTAATTTTAAAGTATCATAGTTTAAAAATTTCAAAATAGCTTCATAATAACTAAGTGGATTTCCAGCATCTTTTATATTAGGTATATCATATAATTTATCATTATTAGAAAATAATAAATCAATATTTATGGAATTGGGTTTATTGTTAATAATTTGATATATGTGATATATGAAAAAATTAGTGTTTAATTTTTTAGTTAAAACATTGATTGTTTTAAATAGTTCTTGTGATTTAGTAGTTTGATTATATGATGCTTCAATAAATAAATTTAAAATAAAGAAAAGTTTCGCAATATTTGAAGGAATCAAAGTAGAATCTAATTTTTTTCCTGTTATCATTAATTCTCTAAAAAATCTGAAAAATTTTCTTCCTTTATCGCTAAAAAAAAATGAAACAAACATTGTATTAAACCAACAATTTGATAATAATTGAATTGGTGGAATGAATCTAGAAACATCTAAATGTTTAGACGATTTTAAATTATGGAGCATTATTTCTTTAACACTAGAACTATTGTAGGGTTCACAATAACTAGCGCCGTCTTTAGTAATTCTTAAATTTAATAACCCATCACATAATTTTATAGACCTGGGTCTTAATGTTTTTAATGAGCGTACATATAAGTGTTTATTTAATGACGGTGAAAAAGAACGTCTTCTTGTAATGTTGGGTGTTTTTAATGATTCAAGAAATTTCTTTTTAAATTTCCGCGTATTCGATTTCATATTATTCTTATATAAATAATACAATAATTAATAATTAGGCAAATATAAATTATTATTAATCTATAATAATATAAAATAATATATAATGAATAATAATAACTATTTTAGTGAAAATAATTTTAAAGAAGCACTCAATACTTTTTCAAATACACCAATTGGTGCTATGACAAATATTAATTCAACTAACAATGAACCTAAAGTAGATAATAAAAAAAGTATTTTCTTTTGGATTTTTATTATATTAGTGCTTGCATTTTTGGGATTTAATATATTTAAATATTTGGCACAAGGAACAGATATAATAACAAGTTTATTATCTCCAATAGCCTATGTAGTTACAATGGTAACAGGAGATACTGCCAAGACGACATTACAAAATACATCACAAGGCGCACAAACTATAGCAAGTGAATCGTCAAATTTTTTACAAATGTTATTAAAACTAATAACAGATATGTTTAATAATTCAGTAAAATTTATAGCAAATAGTTCGACATCTGCTATTGATTATTTACAATCAACTATTAAACAAGATAAAATAACAGTAAATACAAGTAAAGATACAAAAACTAAAGAAGATGAAAATGAAGAAGAAAATGAAGATGAAGATGAAGATAGTATTTTAAAAAATGAAAGAAAAATAGAACAACGCATTCAAGATGTATCAGATTCTGTAAAAAAATTAATTGTTAATAAAGAAGATAAACTACCCCAACCTAGTAGCACTGATTCACAAAATCATGGATTTTGTTATGTTGGTAGAGAGAATAATATAAGACATTGCGCAAAAGTATCATCTAAAAGTAAATGTATGTCAGGGGACATATTTCCAACAATGGATCTATGTATTAATCCAAGAATAAGATAAATAAACCATAAAAAACTAAATAAACCAAATAAACCAAATAAACTAAATAAATTAAATAATTTAATATAATTTTTAACAATACTAAATTATTATTTCATAGTACATTTTATTGATCATTTCATACATTTCTTTATACATCTTTTATATGTTTTTCTTTTTGTAAATTGAGAACAACATATATGGCATCCATTTATACCATTTTTAGCGTGCTTACATAGTGAAATATTATCACCAAGTTTTAACGCATTATTATAGTGTTTTGCTTTTTTTATAAAATTAGGATTCATCGGTAAAAGTCTCTTATTTTTCTTTAAAGTTTGATTCTTTTTATTAATTAAACGCTTGGTAAAAATTTCCTTATTAGGAATATACTTTTTAAAAAATTGTAAAAATTGTCCCGCAGTTCTTTCTAAGTCATAACTGGCTACAAATTTATTATTACTGATTATAAATAAACTTGGAAATCCTCTAGCGTTATTGTTTATTAATGGGTTATGAATAGATGGTAATATTTTGGCATTAATTTCCAAAATAGTTCCATTTAATTTTTTTTTTACTAAAAGTGATTTGAACTTTTTCCATTCGTTTTTCATATTTATACAATGAGAACATGATTCACTAAAAATACCTACAAATAGTGTATTATTTTTTAATAAATTATTTAATTGCTCATTATTTACATATGTGTTCAATATTTTAATAGGCATAATATTTATATATTATTTATATAATATTTGAGAATTAATTAAGAATTAATTAAGAATTAATTAAGAATTAATTAAGAATTAATTAAGAAATATTATATATATTTGTGAAAATAATATATTAATAATATAATATGAAAATGAATATTGATTTATTAATTAATAATAAATTAAACTTGTTATTAATAACCAGCTTTATGGTATTGGGATTATATTATTATATAAATTCTTATAAATATTATGAACCGTTAGAAAATAATACAACAACACAATGTCCTAACATGTTAATTGAAAAAGATGGAAAGTATCATTTATATAATTCCAAAAAAAAAATAGTTTCTGGAGTAAATCCAATAACATTTGATAATTTAGAAGATTATACAAAATATATAGAATGGCAAAACAATAAAAATATAAGTTGTCCAATATTATATTTACAATATTCTAGCGACGCACAAAATAATGAATTAATACAAGTCAAACCCTCTATATTTGAAAATGACGGAGGATTGCCTGTAAAAATTAAAGATTTATTAAAACAAGACACCGATGTTGATAATAAAATTTTAGATGCATCAAAAGATAATAATAAAATTTTTAATACCAATATGTTCAATGGGTTTGATTCTCAAAATCAAGATATTGGATTAGATACTCCGCTTGATAAAATTTTTCATCAACCAGGCAAAAAAAGTGTAAATCCAATGGATCCACATTGGGGAGGCAAAAATTATACATTAGATGCTGTAAATAGAGGAGACTTTGAAGAACGCTATGTATATAGAAAATCACACTAATAGCATTATAAATTATCAATAATAGATTTAATTTGACTTGATAATTCTGTATATTTTTTACATTTTATACAAGTTTCATCTGTTTCATCGTCTAATATATTTTCTAAATCAATAGTTTTTAGAGATTTTTTATCACTAATTAAAGTCATCATACATTTGGCACACTCTAAATCGCATATTTTCTTAGTACTTACAAGAATTTTCTTTGTTTCGGTTTTACCGTCATTTCCTCCTAATTCTTGAACTAATCCTTTTAGTTTGTTTTCTATTACTTTAAAAACATCATCGTTTTTTGTAGTACTAGTATTATCATCTGTAAATCCTTCTGTAATATTAGTATTATTTTTATCACTTTTAATTTTATTATTAAAAGTTTCTTTATTTGAATTGGCATTAGTAAAACTGCTAAATGATAATTGTTGTGCCGTTTTAAATTTATATTTAAAACTTATAGCGTAAATAAATATTATTAATAACGCCAATAATCCATATGTAATAAAAGTATAATTTGTATTAGTTTTCATAATTAATATATTATAATATTTTATAATAATTAAATTATTATTTTAACTTAATATGTTAAACTAAAATAATAAATTTTTTTAAATTATTTGAGATATTGGTTTCACACTTTTTTAATAATAGAAAATAATTTAAACTTATTTTCTTATGTACGGAGTTGAAGTATGACTTTCACTCATTTCAATTGTTTTTCCCAATGTTTTCTCAAGAGCTTTTCCCATTGTTCCCTCTATAATTTTAGCAAGCTTAAGTTTTCTTTTTTGAGCAATTTCTAAGGCTTTTATGAGAGAATTATCAATAAGTGTTACTCTAGTATTAGCATTATATGTAATATTACTATGCTTCATTCTATAGAATAAATGTATAAGCATGTTATAAAACAGTTTTTTATAATAATACTATTATTATTAAAAACTATTTAAATATTTTATATAATATTTTTAAATATTATTGAATATTTTAATAATAATATTTGCTAAATGTTTTTTTGTAAAATTGATAATTTTTAAATAATTTTATAATATTTATAAAACTATGATTACTAATGACACAAAGATTGTGGAAACGGCAAGTGAATATTCGTTGAAATATGATGAAAAATCCGAAGGATTACGTGATAGAACATTTTCGGAATTAATCAAAGATTATGGTCCAAATATTATATGTCCTTGTATGAATAGAAATTATCAAATAACTTCACAATTTGTAAAGAGTCATTTTAATAGTCAAAAACATAAAAATTGGGTTATTAAAAGTCAAAAAGAACACATTGAAATTTATGGACATTGTTGTGCTCCGCAAGATATTGTTAATATACAAAATAAAGATTTAAGAAATTTAAAATGTAATATATGTGATTTAACAAATAAAAATAAAACATTGGCGCAAGAAAATCTGAAATTAAAAGAATCAAATAAAAGTTTTCAAGATGAAATAGCACTATTAAAAACTAAAATTATAGAACTTGAAGATGTAGATGTAGATGAATATGAAAAATTTACAGATTGTAATTAAATTTACTTTAGTTTAATTTATTTAATATTTTAAAATCTTTATAACTTATTTTTTTCTCAACATTAGCAAAAGGTTTTTTTGGAACTTTTTTATTTCTCTCTTTTGTCTCTAACTTTTCTTTTGTTTTTAGCGCACTATCTATATACATTTCTTTTAAATATTTTCCAACCAAGTATGAACCCTCGTGTTGGTTTAATTCTCCGTCTTCTATTTTTTTTAATATATCTAAAAATTTATCTAATATACTTAAGTTTAAATTATCATTTTTAATTTTGTTATATAAATCGGTATAATTATTGAATAAAAAATTACATTGTTTAACACAAATAGCATCAAATTCATTAGGATTAGATTTGCTTAGTCTTTCGTATTTTTGCTTTAGTATAATCATATGTTTAACATCATTTTTAATTAGAACACTCTGCTTTTTTGAACGAATTTCTTCCGTACAATCATCTGTTTCATTTGCTTTAATTAATGATGCCAAGTCTAAGCGTTGTTGTGGATTTAAAATACGCGAGTCACCCATAATATATTTATATTATTAACAATTACTTTAATATTTAAAATATTAAATTTATTTTAAATATAATATTATTTTAAATAATATTTTTTATGGGTTTAAAATATAAACAAAATAGTAGTTATAATTTAGTAATAACTCTATTAATAATTTTATTAATGGTAATGTTATATTTAGGAAACTATAATTTAATAGAAGGTAATGATACAAGTTCCCAAGTTATGAGCAATTTAGATTCATTATTAAGAAACAATGAACATACTACAACTGTATTACAAGACAATGTGCCTTTTGATAGTGGTTGTAATAAAGATTTAAACAAGAAAAATATAGAAATTATTGTAAGAGAAGGCGGAATAAATAATCCATTATCAAAAAGAATGCAAAAAATAAACCAAGTACATGCTACATTATGTTCGAGAAATTTTTAATATTGAAAAAATGGTTAATATTGGAAAATTGTTCCCTAATAACAAATATTAATTACTGGGTATTAGTTTAATAATAATTATATTATAATTATATTATAATTATAATATTTAATGGGATTAGGCGATATAGGTAATGCTTTTTTAATTGTATTAATTTTTTGCATAATTCAATTAACTATAACATTAAGTGTTGGATTAGTTCAACTTAAAAATAATTGGAATAAATATAAATGTAATCCCGGAGTAATACCTCTTGCCGGACTTGTTGGATATGACCCCGTTTTAACATTTCAAGAATGTACAAAAGAAACACAAGGAGATTTTATGAAATCTTTTTTAACTCCTGTATATGATACCTTTGACTCTCTTGGCGACGCAGGAAATACTTTTACAGAAATATTAGAATCATTAAAACTAGGAGCTAATTCTCAACAAAATACAACATTTAATCTTGTAGAAGATTTAGGAAATAGATTTAAAATGTTAATTAGCGGATTAAGTGATTCTTTTATTACTATATCTAATGTTTTTGGCAAAATAACGTCGATGGTCACGGTTGTATATTACTTAATAGGTTCGAGTGCTACTTTAGGAAAAGCATTAGTAGGGGATCTTCCCGGAACAGCATTTCGTACATTTACAGGGCGTCAATTATAAACAAATTAACTCATTAGTTATGTATAAAATAATTTGTATAATTTGATAAATTATTATGTATTTTAATTTTAGTGTTCTATATTAATATGGCAACTACCAATGAAAATATACTTAATAAAATAAATAATTATTTTGACAATAGTAATTACGGCGAACTTTATAGTAATGATATATGGTTTACAATTATAATTTTTTTAGTTGTAATTTTTATAGCGCTATATTTTTATATACTAGGTTCTATAAAATCAAATAAAAGTTCATGGCAGCAAAATAAATGTAATCCAATACTTATGCCATTTGCTTCGCTAATAAACAGCGAAGAATCAAAAGGCAATGAAATGGATTTTATTATTAACAATTTTAATGAATGTTTAAATATATTAAACGCAGAGTTAGCAAATGAGACAAAAAAACCAATAGACAATATGAAACAATCAGTTGAAGGAATATTTGGGTCAGTATATAACGGGTTTATAGAACTTCAAAAATTTATTGCGTATTTATTTAATTTAATTTTAGAACTTTTTAAACTGATTATGGATAAACTATCAGTTATATTAATAAATATTAAATTATTTTTTATGAACGCAAATGAATTTCTCAGAAAAATAATATCATCTATCACGGTTGTATTTTATACGCTTGTATTATTAATTAAAGCGTTTCGATTAATATTTGTTCTTTTTGTATTTGGATGGTTACTAACAATGGTCATACCGGCATCTATGACTGTAGTTGGATTAATAATTGTTCTAATAACAGTAGTTATTATGTTTTTGCAGATGTCATCTATTCCTGTTGTTGGTTTATTTTTAGCATTAATTTTATTATTTGTAATTATAATATACTATGTAGGATTTTTAGTAGCGTTAATTTTTTTAATAGTTGTTTGCTTAATGTATGGATTATTTAGTAGATTTGTTCAAAAAATATTTCCCAAATAAATAACTTTTCAATAACAATAATTTATTTAATGTATTATAATATAATAGTAGACAACTATGACATTTAAATTAAATAACTCAATACGTAAGTTCTATAATTATTTATTAAAACAGGCAAACATATTAAATAATAAATTAGAAAAAGTCAAGGTTTTCAATCATTTTATATTTAAATATAAAATAATGAAAGTTTTTGTTGCCATTATAATATTTGTATTAATATTTGATAAACTTACAATTTTTCTTGTATTGCTAGCAATCAATTATTATAATTCTCACAAAAACAAGACTTCAGAAAACTATAATAATTTATCTTCAAGAAGCGCTATAGAAAATTATTATGATAACACTAGCGAACTTGCTAAAGTTTTTAAACACCCAGAATTAAATCTAAATTCTTATAATGATGTACTAATAGACCCCGAAAAAGTTTTTTTACAAGGCAATAAATTTTTACCAGAATGTTGTTTTTATAATAGCGAATATAGCACATCTAAAGGATGTGCTTGTATTACTCCAGAGCAAGAAAATTATTTATTGGCTCGGGGAAAAAATAAATCATATTTATCATTTATACAAGAAAACGATGAATATAAAAATATATACTTTTCTCCAACATCAGTATTGAAACAAAATGAAAGTCAATTTGTAAAACATGATACAAACTATATTGTTGATTATGGACCTTTAAATGTTAATAAATTAAATGAATTTAATGGACTCATTAATTTAAGACCTTAATAATTAATATATTTAATTATAATAGTTAATTAAATACATAAGTATATAGTATATACTATGACTATTATAAAAACATTGTATATTTTATACTCAAATATTATATGTATAAATTGTTTTTCTCTCCATAACATAAAAATAAAAACAACAAATGGTGTTTTATATACAAATAAAGTTAAATATAATAAGCTAACAATGTGTTCTAATAATAATGAAAATACATCTAATATTATAAATATTAGTAATAGTAATATTAATAGCAATAGCAATAGCAAATCATTTTACGACTTTATAAAACAACATAATATAACATTAAATAACAATAATATTATTGAAGAAAATGATGTAAAAAAAAACAATATTGAGGAAAACTACGTAGAAAACTATATAACTAAGTTTGTAGACAATTATTATAAAAATAATTCACAAACAGAAACACATAAATTATTAACAAGTTATACTTGTTATGAGAAATATATTAGAGAACCAAGTTCTAAAGATTTAAAATTATTAACTCCCGAGTCATCTATTGAATGGGCAAAAACTTGGACTTATGAAATGATACACCAAGCAAATCATTTTCCAACATTTATGTATCAAGATATGTTTAAAATGCGTGATTTTGGAAGTATTAATAGTTCTCGAACGTATTTTTATATTGGTTTTTTTCCAAAAACAGCAAATTTAAAACAAGGTCCTTATTTTATTGGTGCGTTTGAATTACAACCTAAAAAACGACATTTTATAACACACGCAATAATACAAAATCCATATTATTTTACTAATAATAATTTTGACACAACAAAATTTGTTGAGTTTAAGAGAGAATTAGAAGCCTTATGTAACGATGCTGGTGTTTTTTTACAATTTTCTAATCTAAAACATACAAAAGATGAGAGATATTATTATAGTTGGTTGTATGATGAATAATTCATATTTTAATAAAATATTTTTATATTATAATAACTATGCCTAAAACACATAAAAATAGAAAACATCCTAAAAAATTAAAATAAAGCTGGTTCAGTGCAAAGTTTTAGAGAAACAAGGTAAGCACTAAGAGATTTAGATAGACGCGGAATACCACACGAAGTATCAGATTTAATATTCAGAGAATTTTCTGCGTCAAGAATTCAAGACAGATTTCATGAAAAAAATTTACAAAAAATAGTTAGTCTATTAAATCAGTATCCCATGCATATACGTTTTTCTAATACCAAGAAATATGGCAATCACTACAAGAAGAGCACGAAGTCATTAAATGAGTTACGTGTATGCTAAAAAAAATTGATTTAAATAAATTATAGTAATAATATATATACAAGATGAGTGAAATGACTTCTAACAACGATATTTCCGGATTATCAAATATTAATGAACTTTATGAAAGTTCATTAATAAAAAAATGGATTAAATTAATTCCAACCGAAAAAACAATTCCGTTTGATGAATATAATAGAAAAGACTATTTTATTCCAATAGCAGATATAGTTTTAGATAGTGAGTTAATTACAAATGGAAAAAATCAAGGCAATAAAAAAAGAAATACACTAATTCAATTTATCCCAACAATTTCAACCGAAGCATATAATAAAAAAAATGAATGGTTATATTTGCTTGTAATTAATGGTATGATTGTTAAAATTGGTGGTACAAGAACTGGACTTAAAAAAAGGGTTGGGTCTTATCTTTGTGGTCACCATATAGAAGAAAGAGGAAAATCTGGCGATTGCTCTAAAACAAATGGTTTTATTTATAACACATTTGAGTTTTACCTAAATTTAGGTTGTAAAATTCAAATGTATGGATATGAGTTACCAAAAACTGAAATTATTATTGAAATATTTGGAAAAGAAACAAAAATAATAGCACAAACATACCATGCTTATGAAAGCACATTTTTGGAAGATTATAAAAAAAAATATAACGAATATCCTATATTAAATGACAATTGCGACCCAGATTACAAAGAATAGTTTTATACATAAATTTATAAATTAGCACAAATATATTCAATTTCTTCTTTTGTAATATTAAAATAATTATATAGCTCTTGATGATTTCCAGAATATTCTATGGTTGGAATAGGAAAACTTTGTAATATTCTTATGTTGTTAAAATTTCCCCAACGACAAATATTATTTATAAATACATATAAAGGATGGTTTAATATTTCTAAATATTTTTTTGCCTCTTCTTCATTAAAACACATTATAAATACTATTGACTGTGTCATACCACAATTATCAATAAATACACTATACTTATCTGTCGTTGATATAAATATTTTATACCCTTCTTGAAATTTATGTGGTCTTGAGGAATATACTATTTGACTTGGTGTATGAATTAATTTGTATTTAAATTCTTCTGTTTTTTCATGATGAATAAATTCTGCCTTTGTATATTTATGTAAATCACTACTGGTTTTAACATTAAATTTTGGTAACATTACATTATCAATTGTTTTTGATAATATATTATGAACCATTTGATTATATAATAATGGAATGTATTTACGTTGTTTTGATATGACCGAACCAATATATTCTTTTTTCTTCCATACTCCAGAAATATTAATGTTTTTATAGGAAGCGCAGTTTTGAATTATATACCAAGTAAAACTGGAGCCAATTTTTTTGAAATATTTTTTCGCACTATGTATATCCAAATGAATTATTTGTAATGATGTAATTATTTCAATTAATACATTTCTATCAGCATAAGACATCCAATTATCAGGTGTAATAAATAATAAATAACCATTTGGTTTTAGTTGTGATAATGCCTTTTCAATAAAATCCTTAATTAAGTTGTGATTTTTCGATGCTCTTTTACCATTTTCTAACAGTTTTGCGTATGGTGGATTAGCAACAATTAAATCATATTTTTTACTAGTATTAAATGTAATAAAATCATGATTAGTTATTTGTAAATTGTATTTTTCATTACAAAATACACTACGCACATTTTGTAATCTACTTTCATTAATATCATTAAATTCTAATATTTGTTCTAATATTGTTTGTTTGTCATAGTACTTTAACAATTCAAATAGGATAGGAATACTGAAATTTCCATTACCACAACAAGGGTCTAATATAGCTAAATCGCTTTTGCCCCATAACTCTTTAGGAATTTTACTTATCATTTCACTTATACAATCAATGGGTGTCGGTTCATCATTGCTTGATTTATATGTGCTTTTATCAGTATTTAGTGTTTCATCATAATATTTTTTAATTTCATTGAAGGTTGATGTATCAACCGTTATTTTATTTGTACATTGAATCACATGTAATGGTTCTTCAATTACTGAAGACAATATAACATTTAATTTAGTTAATTTTTCTTCAACTGATTTATCAATCAATTCTTTAATTTTGCTCTCATTAATACAAGGACTTTTTCTTTTTTGATGTTGAGTATAATGAGACTTGCTATTAAACTCTTTACCGCATTTTTCACAACTGATTTTAGACATTTTTTAATAGTTATAATATATTGCATTATATATTTTTAAATCAATTTAATATTTTAATAAATTAATATTAACTATTTTTAGTTTTCATAAATATTGTAATTCAACCATACTTTAATTATAATATTTATTTTATGTAACTAAAGAATTATAGTTTGAAATGTTAAAAAAGTATTAAAAAAAATTATTATAACTTCAAGTAAGAATAATTCCTTAATAAAATTGTATTAAACATACATACCATATGGAATATCTTTTGTTGAACCTTTATTAATTAAATCATCAATCATTTGCTTAGTTAATATACATGGAAAACTAATCTTATTTTTTAATTTTAAACCTTCACTATTTTCAAATAAATTTACATCAGGTTTCATTAATCTATATAAATTTAATTTTTTATAAACAATTTCTAAGCAGCGTTTTAGATTACGAACACCGTCTTCTTTTTCTGTAAAATCATTAATAATGTATTCTAATATAGTATCACTGAAAACAATAGACTCGCTAGAAAATTTAATTTCTTCTCTAATTTTTGGTAATAAATAATCCTTAGCAATAATCAATTTATCTTTTGTTTTGTATCCTGTTGTCTCAATTTTATACATTCTATCTTTTAAAATGGGATTTACCATCGATTCATCATTATAACTAAAAATGAATAATGCTTTTGACATATTAATACTAATTTCTGAAAAATATTTGTCACTGAATTTATTATTTTGTGTGCTATCCGTTAAATGTGTTAATACTCCTGTAATTTCTTGCCCCTTAAAAGAATCGCTTAATTTATCTAATTCATCAAATAATATAACAGGATTCATACAACCACATTGAATTAGTATATCAATAATTTTACCATGCTTGCTGCCTTCATATGTATAGTCAAATCCATCTAAAAATCCAGAATCACCACAACCACCTAATGCAACAAGCGCAAAGGGTCTGTTTAAAATTTTGCTAATACCTTCTTTAATTAGTGTTGTTTTACCGGTTCCCGGGGGTCCTTTAATAGCAATAGCACAACCAATAGCATTTGGGTTTACTAACCATAGACCAATCATTTGCATAATTTGCATTTTGGCATCCTCTAATCCGTATGTAACACTATCTAATATTTTTTTTGAATTTTCCATAAATTCATGACATTGCTCAATACCATCGGCAAAACTGATTGGTAAGTTATTATATTTATTAAATGGAATTTTTAAAAAGGCATCTACCCAAGATTTAATTTTATAGTATTCGCTATTTCCATAGTTGCCCATTGAACGCATTGTATTAATTTTTTTCAAAGCACATGCCTTATATTGGTCAGGAATATCGAGATCAACTAAATGAAGTAAGTAAGGTTTGTTAATTTTAGTTAATTGCGTAAGTTTTTCTAATTTAGCAATTGCTTCTAATTGTAAATTTTTAGATAAACATTTTTTGAAATATTCTGACTCTTTTTCTTCATTGTTTAAAACACTATCAAATTTTTTATAATTTTTACTTGATACTTTTTGTGGTGCTGGAACAATATCATCTTTATTGCCTGTACTATTCTTTTCTTTTTTAACATTTTTATTTATGTCTTCTTCTTCGGTGTCATCATCGTCCTCGTCGTCTTCATCCTCATCATCAGCATAATGATTATTTTTATCATAATGCATAGTTGAAAATAGTGAATTACTTAGCATATGATGTGGGTTATTATTTTCATTATTATAAATTTTGTTTTTACCTTTTTTTAAATTCAAAATAATATTAATATTTTTGTCAGAACCATGTAGATTATTAAACATTTGTTTAAATCCTTGCGCTAATAAACTTTTTTCATAGTTAGTATCATCATTGTCTTCATTGTCTTCATTATCTTCATTGTCTTCATTATCTTCATTGTCTAGATGATTATAACGATTTACTTTTTTCTTCTTAGAAATTTTTCTAAGTTTTTTTATAATCTTATTACTAAATAAATTGTTTGATTTTGAAGGATTATTTACAAAATTATTATCAGACTTTTTAAGACGCTTATTTGAAAATTCTTTGTTAACAATTGATTTTTTAATTTCATCAATATATTTATTTTTACTATAATTGGATGGATATAACTCACTCAAAAATTTGTAATAGTTGCATTTATTAAATTTATTAGCCTTATTTTTCTTATTTAAAACATTTTTATTAGAGTTAATAGAATCGCTGGATTCTCTAGTACTATTAGTGTCATTGGAACTAGAACTTTTTGTATCATCATCATCCGTATCATCAGTATCATTGTAATCATAATCATCATTATAATGACTAGTATCATCAGCATCAATGTAAAGGAATGGAATAAGAGCACCTGATTTAGTTCTAGTATTATATTTATGAGGCATAATAATTATAGTATTTAAATATATTATATAAATTATATTCAATTTTTAATTTTATAATATTTATTATTTTTAAGATTTATTTTTAAGAGTTATTTTTAAGAGTTATTATTTTATAAAAAAAACTATTAAAGCATTATAAAATTAAAAATTGAATAAATATTATTTAAATATTATTTAACTATTATAAAAGAATGACTGATTTTGAAAATAAGAAACCATCTAAAATCATCGGTATTCAATTTAGTATTTTAAGTCCTTATGAAATACAAAAAGGTTCCGTTGTAGAAATTACAAGTAGAGATACTCACATAAACAATAAACCAGTATTAGGTGGATTATTTGACCCACGAATGGGAGTATTAGATCCAGGAATGATTTGTCCCACAGATGGACTAGATTATGTTCAAACGCCTGGTTATTTTGGACACATTAATTTATCTAGACCTGTTTATTATATTCAATATTTATCAACAATTATGAAAATATGTCGATGTGTATGTATTAAATGTAGCAAGCTTCTAATTGACAAGGAAAAATATAATTACTTATTGAAATCAAACGCAGAAACACGATGGAACAAAGTGTTTTCATTGGCAAGTAAAAAACATCGTTGTGGCGAAGACTCACAAAATGGTTGTGGTTGTTTACAACCCAAAATAAGAAAAGAAGGTTTAGCAACAATTATTGCTGAATGGAACGATAAAGAAGAAGAATTTAACAACTATGATTTTAAAAAAGAAGATACAAAAATGACTATGAAAATTATTCCAGAAATGATGTTAAAAATTTTCAAAAAAATATCGGATGAAGATGTTAATTTTATGGGTTTTAGTCCAATCTGGTCGCGTCCAGAATGGATGATTTGTCAAGTATTAGCAGTCCCTCCACCACAAGTAAGACCTTCGATTAAACATGATGCTCAACAACGAAGCGAAGATGATTTAACACATATTATTATTAATATTATTAAAGCCAATAAAATGTTACAAGAAAAAATAGAGCAAAACTCGGCATCAAATGTAATAGACGATTGGACTACTGTTTTACAATATTATATTGCTACATTGGTAGATAATAAAATCCCAGGTGTTGCTGCCGTTGCTCAACGCTCTGGTCGTCCATTAAAAGCAATTAAAGAAAGGTTAAATGGTAAAAGCGGTCGTGTTAGAGGTAATTTAATGGGAAAACGTGTAGATTTTAGTGCTCGTTCTGTTATTACACCTGACCCAAATTTATCTATTAGTCAATTAGGTGTCCCGTTAAAAGTTGCCAAAAATTTAACAAAGCCAGTTGTTGTAACATCTAAAAATATAAATTATTTGCGCAAATTAATTTTAAATGGTCCAGATGAGCATCCAGGAGCAAAAATTTATGAACGAAAAAATGGCGATTGTATTAGTTTGCGTTATGTTGATCGTGATTCAATAAATTTAGAATTAGGCGATATTGTCCATCGTCATATGTTAGATGGTGATGCGATCCTTTTCAATCGTCAACCAACTCTTCATAGAATGTCAATGATGTGTCATATTGCTAAAATAATGTATAAAGGAGACACTTTTAGAATGAATGTTGCCGATACTAAACCATACAATGCCGATTTTGATGGCGATGAAATGAATTTACATATGCCACAAGACGATGAATCTGAAATTGAACTTAAGACTTTGGCAGCTGTAAAATATCAAATTATTAGTCCCGCAAATAATAAATCTATTGTCGGTATTTTTCAAGATTCATTATTAAGTAGTTATTTATTTACACGCGAAGCTATTAATTTTAACTCTCGCACAGCAATGAATTTAATGGCGCATCTTAAAACTATTGATTTAAAAAAAATAAATTTTGATGAAGAGTCGCACAGTAGTTTTTCATTATTAAGTCAAATTATTCCAAATATTAGTTTAAAATATAAAACAAAGCAATATAGTGAAACCGAAGATTATAGCAAGTCAAATAATGTTTTAGAAATTAATAAAGGAACTATTAAGCGTGGTCATATTGAAAAAAGTATTTTGGGCGATACAACTCGTGGATTGATTCATAGGATTTATAATGATTATGATGTAGATGCCGCATGCGATTTTATTAATAATTTACAAGACATTGTGACCGAATATATGAAAGTTCATGGTTACAGTGTTGGAATTAGCGATCTTATTGCTGATAAGGAAACTAATGATAAAATTAATGAAACAATTAATAAGAAAAAAATAGAAGTTAAATCCTTAATAGACGAAACACATTTGGGTATTTTTGAAAATAAAACAGGACGCTCAAATTTGGAAGAATTTGAAACACGCATTAACAATATTTTAAATAAGGCGTCTTTTGAAGCCGGTAAATTAGGTCGTCAAAATTTAAATAGCACTAACCGATTTGTTATTATGGTAAATGCTGGTTCTAAAGGTAGCGACTTAAATATATCACAAATGATTTCTTGCCTAGGACAACAAAACGTAGATGGAAAACGAATTCCCTATGGTTTTGAGGATAGGACATTACCTCATTATACTAAATACGATGATTCTCCAAATGCTCGTGGTTTTGTTGAAAATTCCTTTATTGGTGGATTAAATCCAGATGAATTATTCTTTCATGCTATGGGTGGTCGCGTTGGTTTAATTGATACAGCATGTAAGACAAGTCAAACGGGATATATTCAGCGACGATTGATTAAAGGATTGGAAGATTTAATGGTTCATTATGATATGACTGTTCGAAATAATAAAAATAAAATTATCCAATTTAGTTATGGAGATGATAACTTTGACCCAGTAAGGGTTGAGTCACAACAGGTTCCTTTTGTTAATATGACAATAGAAGAAATATATGGTCATTATCAGATGCCAAATGATTATTCTAAAGATTCTCTTTATGGGACATTATATACAAAACAAGCCTATAGTAAATTTAAAAGGCAAAAACCCGAATTAGATAAAAAGTGTAAATATTATATTGATTTCATACTTAAAGCACGAGATGAGGTAATCGCAAAAATATTTAATCGTCTTTATAAACCATCTGTAAATGTGCCAGTATCATTTACACATATTATTAATAATATTGCTGGTAATCAAGAAGAAAATGTAATCATAGACATTACACCGTTAGAAGTTTTTGAAATTATTGAGACCAATTTTGAAAAATTGAACATGTTGAACTATTGTAAGCCAAATGAATTATTCAAAGTATTATATTATTACTATTTAAGTCCAAAAGAATTATTGATGCACAAACGATTGACTCGTAAATCAGTAGATATTTTAATAACCATAATTAATAATGCGTATAAGAAAGCACTTGTAGCACCAGGAGAAATGGTTGGTATGATTGCAGCGCAAAGTATTGGCGAACCGACAACACAATTAACATTAAATACTTTTCATTTTGCTGGTGTAGCTTCAAAATCTAATGTTACTCGCGGTGTTCCTCGTATTGAAGAAATATTATCATTGAGCGACAACCCCAAGAGTGTATCATGCACAATTTATTTAAATAAGTTGTCTTGCTATGACCAAAATAAAACAAAAGAATATATTTCTAAAATTGAGAATACTAAATTGCGGTCTCTAGTTGAGTCAATTGAGATTTGTTTTGACCCAGATGATTTAAATACATTAATGAGTGAAGATGTGGATTTAATGAAAGAATATAATGAGTTTGAAAAATTATTAGATGATTGTAATTCTAGTTATGATAGTAGCAAAGATAAATCAAAATGGATTATTAGAATGTATATGAATAAAATAGAAATGTTAGATAAAAATATTTCAATGGATGACCTTCATTTTGCGCTAATGAATAGTTATAATAATTTGACTTGTATGTATACTGATTATAACTCGGAAAAATTAATTTTTAGAATTCGCATTAATAAAAATCTTCAATTATTAAAGAAAAAGAAGAATAAAAATGTGTTAGAGTCATTAGACCAAAGTGATGAAATATATTTATTAAGAAACTTACAAGAAGAGTTGCTGGACAATTTAATTTTACGTGGAGTAAAAAATATTGACAAAGTAACATTGCGTAAAATTAGTGATAATTTTGAGGAAAACGATACAAAATATATTAAAAAAGATTTATGGGTATTAGATACATTAGGCACTAATTTATTAGATATTTTGGCTCTAGATTTTGTAGATAAAACGCGAACTACTTCAAATCATATTATAGAAATTTACAATACATTTGGCATTGAGGCAGCTCGGCAAAGTATATTTGATGAATTTTCAGAAGTTATTGAGTTTGATAGCACATATATTAACTATCATCATTTGATTATGTTGGCCGATAGAATGACATGTAATGATAAAATGGTATCAATTTTCCGTCATGGTATTAATAATGATGATATTGGAGCAATTGCTAAGGCGTCTTTTGAAGAAACACCTGAGATGTTTTTAAAAGCAGCCAAACATGGCGAATTAGACAACATGAAAGGTGTATCGGCAAACATTATGTGCGGGCAACAAGGATATTATGGAACCAATTGTTTTAAAGTATTAATTGATAATGAATTCTTAATGTCTATTAAACCACAAGCACCAACTGTAGAAGAAAATATTGGCAGCGACGAGCAATCATTGCTAAATCAAATAAGCAGCGAAACAAACAATGAGTGTAGCACAAATAGTTTGTTAATTGAGTCAAGTGTTGCTTCTATTAAAAGTATTAATAATGGAACAAGTAATGATTACGAATTAGATTTTTAAATAGTTGCTACCAAAAAATTAATATTTATATTTTTTATAATTATAAAAAATATAACTTACAAAATTGTATCAAATTTTTTCACATAATCCAGTTTTTTTATTTTTACGCGTTCCATTTGGACAACGTTTTGATTTTTTTGTTTGACTAGTTTCTTGTTTTTTCTCGGGTTCTTGTGTTGGATCTGGTTCTGGTGTTGGATCTGGTTCTGGTGTTGGATCTGGTTCTGGTGTTGGATCTGGTTCTGGTGTTGGATCTGGTTCTGGTGTTGGATCTGGTTCTGGTTTCGGTTTTGGCTCTAGCACATGCTGTTGTACTTTTTGTTTTATTTTTTTCCCGGGTACGCTATAATTATTTATGTAATTACCTAAAACATCTTCAAAATTTTCAATAGTATTTTGTAATTTACTTTGTAAGTCATCGGGAGTATATTGTAAATCTGTATCTATATTAAAAACAACAGATGAAGAATTAATAATTAACTTATAATTATGTATTTTTTTTCTATCATATAGACTACGATTTTTTATAAAAAAATAATCCTTATTTAATCTATTCAAATTAAATACAATATAATTTTCACTTGTAATAGTTTTATCAATAATGGTATTACATAATAATATTATAGGCAAATTATATTCTTTTGATAGTAAATATATATCAACATATGTAACATAGTATTCCGCACTTAATATACATTCTTCAATAGTTATTGTTTTATTTATAACTTTTTCAATAATCATTTTTTTATTATTTTTTAATAAAATAACACACAAAGACTCAAAATTACTATTATTTTGATATAAACTAATAAGTTTCTTTTTCAAATTTTCAATAGTTAAATTGCCGTGGTCTTGGTTATTATGATATTTTATTATTATTAAAATTAATTGAAAAGAACAAATCTTATCATCTAATGAATATTTTAATTGATGTATTGTAGTGTTAAAATTTTTTCTAAAATCTTCTGTTATTATATTTTTATTAAAAACACAATAATGGTTTTTATCCATATAATTAGTTAATAATGCTATATTTTTTTCTAATTCTATTTCTTCATTTTCTTGAGAGATTTCGTCTTCATCTTCGTCGTCATCTTTGTCTTTGTCTTTGTCTTTGTCTTTGTCTTTGTCTTTGTCTTTGTCTTTGTATTCAGTTATATCTTTCTCTGGATTAGCATCATATTTTTGTAATTCATCTATTGTTTTAAATTTTTCGGGTTCTTTTTGAAACAATTTGTTTTGTGTAATAATTTCTGTATCTAGTGCAGTCGGAATTTCTATTACCATTTTCTCTCCTTTTTCTTTTTTTAAAGTTTTTAAATTTAACAGCTTGTCTGTATTTACATACCCCAATGTATCGAACGTATCAAATGTATCAAAAAAACTATTCTCTTTATTTGTAGGCGCTAGGTCTTTAAAAAAATCTTGCGTTAATGATGATTGAAATAATAATAGTTCATTACTTAAAATATTATATTCTAGCGAACCATAACTATATACATTGTTATTTTCAAAAATAAAATTTCTAAATTTATTATATCTAACAAATTCATCCGATAATCGAGTATAATATAATTCTTCGTTTTTTTCATTATTAATTAAATTTTTTTTCGGTATTATTAATGAACAAGTACTATTTACTTTTCTACAAATTATATCTGGACATTTCTCATCATCAAAGCAAGAAGACATTTTAATATTAGTTAAAATAGGCTGCATGTTTTCTGTAAATATAATATAATTACTTCCTAAGGTATTCAATATGTCGTAAATATTTGAAAGTTTATCTAAATATAACATGGAATTGTTATTTATTATTCGTAATAGTTCATTTTTCTTTTTATTATTTATGTTAATATTTAATATTTTTTTAAATGTATTTTTAAAATTATTATAAAATAATGTTTCTAATTTAATGTTGGTTATTAATTCATTTCTAGTAATAGTTTTATTATACTTAGTTTGTATTTCTTTATCAACAAAAACGTAATCTTTGTTTTCTATTTTTATTAACTCATCTTCATTATTTTGCTCTGGATTACTTAATCTAACAAATTGATTACCCAAAGTAAGAATACCAACTACTACCCCTTCTTCGAGCACTTTATATTCAGGCTTACATATAATTTTATATTCACTTAATTTGTATATTTTTTGTAATAATTCTTTAGTATTAATATAATCGTTGTACTCATTTGTACTAATTTCATCTATTAGTTTGTATGGAATTTCTTCATGAGTGCTGGATAATCCCGATGGATAACATGGAATAAATCCTTTTTCAGTAAATCCCATTTCATTTTCTTTAGTTATTGTTATACCAATAACTTTATTATTGTAATCAATAATTTGATTAATAATTTCGTATTTTAATTTTATTAGTATATTAATTATGGCGTCTAATGATATGTTGGTTTTAAAATTATAAACTGAACTAGCGTATTTTTTGGTATCTATTTTATGAATACAATTAATAGTTATTGCTTTTCTAATTTTATTTAAAATAAGTTTAAAATTTTTAAGACTACCATCTTCTTTATTACTGGCAAAAGGAAATATTTTTGTAAAATCATAATTATTTATTGTATTATTTATTAAATAAATAGGTTCAAAATTATCGTCTTTTTTAATTAGTAATAAACATTTTTTCTTTATATCTAAAAATTCATCGCTGTAATTTTGTTTGGGGCATACAATTTTAATATTATCTGTTATATCTTCAATTGTAATATCTAAAATAATTAAATTTAATCCATCTGGAAAAAGCAATGGATTCTTCTTACAAATAACATCCCATAAATAAGTATAATCAATTGTTAAATTACTTTCTAAATAGCGTAGAAAATTCTCAAAGCTATTGATTATTTTTTTGAATAATATAATTTTATCAATATTTCCATAACTTGAACCTTCGCTTGGTGATTTTATAACTTTTTGATAAAAATTACTGGATTCATATTTACTAATACTTATTGAATTGCTAACTTCATTAAAATTTTTAGAAATAAAAATATGTGGTAAATTACCATTATTATACTTTATAAAACTATCAATATTAATACTATTTTTAATAATGTTTTTCATTTCACTAATACTTATAGATTTTTTGTTTTTTAATATTAATGATTCATATAAATCGGCAATACATGCTATAAATGATTGATTGCTACTATTTTCTACCCCATAACGCAATAAACATTTATGATTAGTTTTTAATAAGTTAGGCGTTTGTTTTGTTACACAGTCTAAATTATCAAATTGTAATAATTTTTGAATGCTTATTGGAAGAAACCCTAATTTGTTTTTTTCTAGTGGAAATTTTTCTGGTCCCTTAACATAATTAAAATTGTCTTTCTTTTGTTCATCATTAATTTTATAATCAGAATTTAAACATTTGCTGCGTCGTTGTTCTTGTTGTGGTTTGTTCCATAATTTATTATTAAAGCAACAAGGTAAGCAAAAACCATTTCTATTATGTTTTTCATCTAAGAAACCAGGAACATGGTTTATATAATTTCCTTTTTCATCAAGATGATGTTTTGGATCTGTAAATTCCATTATGTTTCCATCATAAGTTCCATCTTTATTTTTTTTTGTAATAACGTTTCCATATTTCTTGCTTAGTACTTCTTCGTGTGATAAACTAATATTTTTTTCTAAATCCCAGTATCTAGGACATATATAGTGATAAGTGTTTCCTTCTTTTGTTCCGTACTGAAAACTCTCCGTATATGATTTTATTCCATTATTTTGTCTATCTTTTTCATCAATAATGTCTTTCTCTTCTTGTGTTAATATAACAGGTTGTTTTTTTATGTTTGCTTGACATAATCTGGAGTATTCAGTAAAAAATTTATTTTTATCTGTACTAAATAGTGTGGGTTCTTTATTTATTAATCGTTTTAATATTGGATTACTTTTTTCTGAGAATTCTTTGAAACCTTCTTCGTCATCTTCTTCTTTTTTTGGATCATCTATTTTTTTGTCTTTTATAGTTTCTTCCTCTATACTTATTTTTTTGTCTTGCGTTACAGAATCTTGAATAATTTCACTAATAGATTTAGTTTTGTCTTCTTTGTCTTCTTTGTATTCGTCTTCTATATCTTTGTCTTCTATGTCTTCTATGTCTTCTATGTCTTCTTTGTCTTCTATGTCTTCTTCATTTTCGTCTTCGTCTTCGTCATCGTCATCTAATAATATATTTAATAAGTCATTATTCATTGAACTTATTTCAGTTTCATCTTGTTCATCATTTTCTAATAAATGAGCAATATTTTTAATACTCTCTCTTGTTTCTTCTGGTTCTGGTAGGTCTATTTTTTTTTCAACTTCTTCTTTAGGTAAAACTTTTTTACATATATTTTTGATATTTTTTTCTAATAAAGTATCTGTTAATTGATTAAATATAATTTTAATAATTGAATCAATATACATGTTTATGTTTTTTAAATAATTAATAGCATCAATATTTTCTATAACAATTGAGAGATTGTGCGAAGTTGTTTTTTTAAATGTTGTTAAAAATCCTGGATTATTTTTGATAGTTAATTTTTTATAATTAAATGTATTTTGAACAAGTTTCAAAGAGTTAATAACATTTATTAACTTTGAACGGGATTCATCATAAGATAATTTATAATTTTCTTCTAGTTTGTTTAATATTTCTGTTTCTGTAAATTTTTGTTTAATAAGTTCAATTATAAATGATTCTTCCGAATTCATTATACTAAAATTTGATACATGTTTATAACGCATTACTATTTCTTTAGCGTCATTTTTAATAACGTTAAATAAAAAACTAATACAATTAATTATATTTTTTAAACTAAGTGTTCCTTTAATATTAATGTTAGAAATATAAGTAATTGAGTTTATTTCAATATTTATATCCGTTAATTTGTCAAATAGTTCGATGGTGTTATTAACAATTAAACTTTTAATAAATTTAATTAATGTATTTACATTATTAGCTATTAAAATGTTTATATTTTCAATACTTATAATATTTTTAAAGTCAATTTTAACATTAATAATACCACTATCTTCTAATTCAATTATAAATTCATTAACATTAGTTACAAATAACTCATCCTCAGAATTGACATAAAATGTTATAGTATGTGCTTTACCTAAGAATTTTGCATACTTTAATATTAATGTTTTACTAAGCAATGGTATTTTTTTTTTATTAGTTGCTTTAGAGCAATAAAGACGGTACAAATTTTCTAATTTTTTTCCTGGATTATATTTAATAAATGGATATAGTTGACTGCTATTAAATAATTTGAATATTGTTTCTAATGAAATATTTGAATTAATAGTGCTGTGAATATTTACATTAATATATTTTATTCCATTATTTTCATATTTTAAACCACTAGAGTTAGCCTGAATTGTTTGTAATAAAAATAAAAACTCATTTTTATTTATAAAATGTTCGTCATTACATGATTCATTAGTTTTTTTAATTAATTCTGTTTTTTGCCTAATAAAATCTTTTATGTTAATAATATTTTTGGAATATAATGATTTAAAATATATTTTAATTAATAATTCATCCTCGGCAATGTTATGTTCTAATTTAAAGAAATTGCTTGCCAAACATACATATATTGTATTTGACACATTGTATTCAAACAACATATTATAATTATTTAATGTTATTAAATCGCTTGATTGTTTTGTTAGACTCTTTTCATAATTATAAGGATTAACAATAAATTTTTCATAATACTTTATAAAACTTTGACCTATAGATTTATACTCATTTATGTTGGTAATTTTAATAGCATTAATATCATCATAACTATATATTTCTTTAATTTCTAAACTGTTTAATATTGTAGTACCTTCATAGATATTTTTAAAGTAGTTTATTAACATTTTACGTGTTAAATCGGTTTTATTATTATTTGTTAAATTATTAAATAAATCAAGTTTATTTATTATTGTTGGCGCTAGTCCATACATATATATTTCTTCAAAACAAATCTTTTCATCTTCATTCATAGTTTCATTTATAGTCTTAATAAATTTTAATTTTATTGTTTCTATGGTGTCGTCGCTATTTATAACATTATCAACAAAAATAAGTTGGCTACTAAATGTATTTATATATAGTAAATCATTTTCATTAAAATCGACGCCATTACTAAAATGTTCTTCATATATACTACTTTTTAAGAAAACAGAAGGTTTGCTATAGTTAGCGTTTAATTCTTGAATACTAGGCAAAGTTAATTGATTTGTTAAATATTTATTTTTAATGAATAAATATACTTTATTGAACTGATTATTATTATTAATATAAAATTTAAATATATTTGACATTTATATAAATAGTAGACTATAATTTTATATAAATATGATTGTAAATATTATTGTAGCCTATTGTAAAAATAGTGGAATCGGCAAAGACAATGCGTTATTATGGGATATTAAAGAAGATATGGCAAAATTTAAAAGACTAACAACTGGAAACAAGAATAATGCTATTATTATGGGGCGAAAAACATATGAAAGTTTAAATAATGTTGATGGATTGGTCAATAGAGATAATTTGATTTTGTCTAAATCTCTCAACATTGATAAAATTACTAATAAAAATATTGTTAAAACATTTACAACAATACAAATACTAGAAGAGTTTGTAAAGTCAAAAAATTATGATGAAATATGGATCATTGGTGGAGAACAAATATACAATTTGTTTTTAACTAATTTGGTTAATAAAAACACAATTTTCAAGATTAATGAAATAATAATAACTTATATAGAAAAAGAGTTCATATGTACTAGTTATTTTCCTAATTTAGAAGAGTACACAAAAAATTACAATTTATATTTTTATAGTAAAAATATAATAAAAACTAAAGACCCAAACATTAATTATAATATTTATGACATTATTTATAAATTTTTATAAATAATTGTGGAAAAATAGTAATACATAAACTATTTAACATCATAATAAGGATTGTCGCTTATAGTCATACCGCAATAACGCGCTGGTTGTTTTTTATAATCAATAGGATTATAAATATTTATTTCTTTAGCTTCTGTAATCATAAATTTAAAATTATTCCAAAATTCATCATTATGTCCTATTGACTTAGTAGCAATATGACTAACTTCATGTAATGCTACATACATTAATGTATTTATATCAATTAAACGTCCTTTGCTGTTTTTTTCAGTATCCAAACAAAACGCAAGTTTTTCACCCTTATTTTCACTGTAGGCTGTAAATTCGCTAGTAGGTAAAGTTTCATATATTTTCTGTGGGTTATATCCTTTTACGAGTCTTTTAACATTTTCTTTGTCTGGATACTTTTTTGCCAAATGATTTACTAATTTATTTAAATTATTATTTACATGGGCTAACCTATCAGCTGCCAGTTCTAATTTATTTCTATCACGAACGCAATATTTATTACCATTAACATCTGATATAATACATCTTAAATTATAAGCATCACTATCAAAATATAATTTACAAGCAATTATTACAACAAATATTACTAAAACAATATTAAAAATGTTATTGGTAAACATTGTTGCTCACTAATATTAAATTTTATAATAAAATTTACGAAATTTAATAAAACACTACAAATTTTACAAACTTGCTCTAAGAACCTATTTCTAATGTTTTTCTAAATTGGTCGGCTTCAATTGTAGAAATATTCCAAGGGCAATTAGTATTAGTTCTTGGATTTGGAGGTTCAGATCTTAATTGTAGATTAGGGTTTCTTAAACTTGAACCTTGTGTATTAATTCCTGTTAGTTGGCTAGGGTTTAATAAATTTATATTTCTTAAATCAGCATTTCCAACAGGGTTTAAATTAGCCCAAGAATTATTCATATCGCTTGGTAATAAGTCAGACGGATTAGAGGCTGGTCTATTTAGCGTGCCACTAGTCGATGAAACAGCAACACTTGTATTTTGTCCTCCATTAAACGATTGATAACTTGTTTCGTTTGGAACACTACCATTCATAACATCTGAAAATCCTAAAGTGGCTGGTCCTGGTGTCATAGGTGCTTGGGACATATTTTTTTCTTCAGAATATTTATATAAAGCTAGACCAGCAACAACTAAAGCAATAGTTCCTAGAACGTACTCTATTTTAACCCCTTTTGTAAACTTCTTCATAGCTGTCATTTTATATAAAATAAACAATAAAAAATTTTCAATAATATTTAATTAATTAAATATTTAATTACTATTAAATATTTAATTTTTATTTAAAATTAAATTACTATTAAATATTTTATTTTGAATAATATTTTATTTTGAATAATATTTAGCTATTTAAATTTTAATCAATATTTAACAACTCATTTTCTTCATCGCTTGAAGAATCATCAAGTATATTATTTAAATTATATTTTGTCTTAATTTTTTTGGCTTCTAAAAAAGCTTCAATTGCATTTTTTCTTATTTCTTTTGCTTTTTGCTTGGCTTTTTTATATATTTCTAAATATATTGTTTCGTGTGTTTTTATTTCAATTGGTTCTGTGTTTTCGGCAATAGTATCTAAACTATTTAATTCAATAGAACCATCATTATTACATTCAATTGTTTCTAAACTATTAATTAAATATTTGAAAGAATCATCTTTATTACTAATATTGCTTAATTGTGAAAATTCGTTTTCCGCAGTGCAATCATAATTTTTAGTTAAATTGTTTGTTATTAATTCTTCTGATGGTTTTAAATACTCTATATTTTTCTCTAAATTACATGCTTCCGGTTTTATTTCCTTGGGTTCATTTATTTCCTTGGGTTCATTTATTTCCTTGGGTTCATTTATTTTAGTGGGTTCATTTATTTTAGTGGGTTCATTTATTTCATTGGGTTCATTTATTTCCTTGGGTTCATTTATTTCCTTAGGTTCATTTATTTCCTTGGGTTCTGGTTTAGTTAGTTTAATTAATATTTGATTTTCAAAACTATCGCTTGGATATAATACCATAAATTGTACTAAAACAATATCAATAATAAAAGTTGATTTTGAGAATTTTATACCATTTATATTTAATAACGGTATTATTTCATTATTTACATCATAATCGGTTAGACTTATTTTTTTTTCATTTTCATCATATATAATAATTTTATCTTGTTTTATATTTGTTTTAATTAAAAATTTCTTGCCTCCTTTATATGACCGCATAATAGGAGTAATATATTCTTGAATATCATCATTTGTTATATTATCGGCATCGTAGAACCATAAAGCTTTATTATTATATATTTCTGTCATACAAAAATTTTCTAAATTCTCAAAAAATTCAACAACTGATTTTTCATTACTATTGAATTCAAGTTCGCAAAAGCATTTATTATTTGAATTAATGATTCCATGCTTTGTTTTACATTTAGGAAGTTTTATATAAAAGTTCTTATTGCTAACATTATTATATATTTTGCTAAAATAATTATTTGCGTTTATTAAGGAAGGATTTTCCAGTTTTAAATTTTTAAAATTGAAGTTTTCTGTAATATCATATATTAATGTAGTCATTTATTAATTTATATTAAGCGTTAGAAAAACGGATTAATATTTCCACGCAAATGTAATATAAAATATTAAAGTTACTATAAAATATTATGGAAACAAAAAAAACACTGACTGATTATTGTATTAATTTTCTTAAAGCCGAAGAAACAAAAAAAGAATTACATAATATATTAACCCCTATTTTAGAATATTTTTTGAAAGAAATACATATTTATTTGTGTTTTTTTTTATTTTTTATATTTAGTAGTTTTATTTTACATTTAGGCGTTTTAATTTTATTAATTCAATATAATAATAAATTAAAAAAACAATCGCTATCTAAATAAATTATATTTAGATAATATTTAGGAATATTTAAATACTCAAAAAAAATTTTTATCTTTTTATAATATATAAAAAGAATGGGTTCTCAGCAAAAGCATTATGGAGGTATGATGGAACAACAAGAAGAACATCAACAGCAACAGCAACAGCAAGAGCAAGAGCAACAGCAACAGCAACAATCGGGAGGTCGCAGAAGAACAAGATCAAGAAGAGGAAAAGGCAGAAAAAGAAGAGGAGGTTATTTAATGGATGTTATAAGTGCTACCGGTTTATTAGGTGCTACTGAATATTCTAAAAGAAGAGCCGGTTATGGTTTTACGGGAAAAAATGGTTATTATACAAAAGCAAGAAGAAGAGGTTCTAGAAGAGCACGAGGAACAAGACGTAGACGTTATTAATAAATATTAACATTATTATAATTTTTTCTGTAAAAATTATAATAAATATAATTAAATATAAATTATTAAATTACATAACTATGAACATTGAAGATAGTATAAAAAAATGGGTTGTTTTGGATAACCAACAAAAAAAATTAAATAGTCAAATTGCGACACTGAGAGATGAAAAAAATGAATTAACAAAAAACATTATTAGTTATTATGATTCCAGAAATGCTAACTATCCTAATATAAATATTAGTGATGGCAAATTAAGTTTTATTGAACAAAAACAAGTTATTGCTTTGAGTATTAAATTTTTAGAACAATGTTTTGAAGAATTTTTTGAAAAATTTGATTCAGATTCAATAAAAGAGGAACTTATTGAATTTATAAAATCAAAAAGGACACATAATATATTTACTAATATTAGACGTGCTTATAAATAATTTTACATTTATATTATTCTATTTATACTGAGTATCCTTTTTTCCCTTTTCTAGTTTGTTTTCTTTGTTTTCTTTGTTTTCTAGTTTGTTTTCTTTGTTTTCTTTGTTTTCTTTGTTTTCTTGTTTGTTTTCTTTTTCCTCCAACTCTAACACTCTTAGGTGGTTGTTGCGTTCTAGATAACGTATTAAATGCATGTCCATATATTTCACCTGTCTTTGCGAACGGATTAAAACGCATCCAAGGTGCGCGACGACTATTGCCCACAGTTGTTCTAGTTTGTATATTATCAGGGACTCCATTTGCCGGTGGTTTGGCAATACTTTCCTCCATCTGTGGTGGGAGAGCTATGTCACTTAATATAGGATGTAGGGTGTTGATTTGTTGTGTATGCTCTTGTAGCTCATCTTGTTGAGGCGGTGGTAGCTCAACCGTCTGTGTAGGCGGTGGTAGATCATCTTGTCGAGGTGGTGGTAGCTCAACCGTCTGTGTAGGCGGTGGTAGATCATCTTGTCGAGGTGGTGGTAGTTGTACCGGTTGTACCTGTGGTAATTCTTTACTAATATACACTTTTAGAAAGTTAAATATAAATTCATATAGTTGTTCTTTATTCTTATTCTTTGATATTGCGCCTGGTATAGAAATATGAATATTCTTTTTAGGTCCCGACCATAACCTTTTTGATAATTGTACACTTAATCCTAATACAGTTGATACATTTATTATAGCTCGATTTAAAGTATTAATATACAGCGTTTGCTGTTTTGGATTGTCATAGTCATAATCTTTGTCTTCTGTTTTGTCAATACCAATTATAAATGTAGTGGTCTTGTATTTAATTCTATAAATATGAATTGGAAATAATTGCTTTTTCTTTTTTATAAGTTGTTTTAATATAGTGTTATACTTTTCCTTCCTGTCTGTATTCATCTTGTATAAATGGCTATATGATATATGGTCCAAATCATAATATGCTACAAACATTGGGGGTAGGTCAGGCATTACTTTTGGATTTATACACATACTAAGTGTTAATACAGCATCAACATAATTTTCTTTCGCTATTAAATCTAAAACATAATCTGCAATGTTACCGCTATTATCTAGAGCTTTTAAATATATAGGTCTTAAATAGGTCGCGTTATATCCCCCCCTTGGTGGTGGTTTAGTAATATCAGTTAGTCCTAATATGTGTTTCGCTTCGGGCGTTTGTAACTCTTTAAATTCTAGTTCTTCACTATTAATCTTTCCTGCTCTTCCAAAGTCAATTACAAATGGAAAAATATTTGTGCGTTCTGTATTTAATTGATTAATGTCTTGTATCGACTCACTTAATTCTATATTAGAACATATCATTATATTCTTATTATGAATATCGAAATGATGAAATCCATATAGTGCTAATAATGACGCCATATAATATGTATAAAAATTTTGTAATTCTTCATCTGTGCTTAATTTTATTTCTATAGTAAGTGTTATATATTTATAAAAAGAGTCTTTGGGAAATGTTTTATCGGCATTATTTGCTAGAGTTCTTTTACAAAAATCAAAATATGTTTCACAGTCAATAAATTCCATAATAAGTATGTCCTGAACATACATGGTACTTTGTATTGGGGTTCGACTCCCAAAGTCACTACAAAACTTTTGAAAATTTTGTGGTTTTTTTGTTTGGAATAATGTATAAAAGGCTTGACCAATACGTGTTGGTTGCCCTTCATGAGTTTTTATAGTTTCAGCATAAAGAAAACTGGGACATATTAGCATTTCATTACTTAGCGAACCGAGTTCTTTTTGAATGGCAATCTCATTGTCAACTTCATGAGTTGGATAGTTTATAAAAAGTTTAATTATTAATACACTTGGTGCCTTAATATTTTGTGTTGGATTACTTTTAAAATAGCTACTAAATGTAGCATTTAATAATGTTATCTTAAATATTCCAGTAAACACATAATCATGTTCCTCATTATCATATGTCACAGTATCCTTAACTATTCTAATAACTTCTATGTTTGTGTCCTCATGACTTAATATATCAAGTATTAGCGCATGTATTTTAGATTGATCTTGTAAAACTTCATCACTAAATAAAACAGTTCCTCCGTTAAAAATCATATATATATATATATATATATATAAGATATTTATATATAAGATTTTTATATAAATATCTTATTATAGTTTAATTTTTGTTTTTTTTGTACGGCGACCGCTTGCCAATTTTCATATTTGTATTGGTTTAACTTTTTCTTCGTTTTTTAGTTTGTTTTCTTTTTCCTCCAACTTTAACACTAACCGTCTTAGGACGGTTGAAAGCAGTTTTGAGACGAGACATGATGGATGGTGGAACAGGTCGCACCTCGTCCCATGTGCCTTCAAAACCTTCGATTCCATATATTTTGTCGCTTTTTACCGTGAGCGGATTTACAGTCATCACTGTGCCATATTCCCAACCGAACTTGCTATAAATGTCGCGACACTGGACGCGTTCGCCCTGCTTGAATTTATACCCTGGTGGTACCGCCGTCTTCTGTGTAGTTGCCTCCGCCTCTGCTCGTGTTTTACCTGCGAGATAACTTGCTAAACGAGCGATGCGACTAGTTGCCTGCCTCTTTCTCGCTGCCTCCCTCTCTGCCTCCCTCTCTGCTGCCTCCCTCTCTGCCGCCGCCCTCTCTGCTGCCTCCGCCGCCGCCCTCTCTGCTGCCTCC